AACTAAACATTAATATTATATCGTTGCTTTACCCTGAAGAGATACGTGAATTGTCGAAGAAGTTAACCTATCAACAAGAGTTAGATTACGTCGTCACGCACCCGGGCAGGAACAAATTTGTTTCTAACCTAGCATTAGATCAAAAGGGTAATACCCTGTTACTCTTTCAATTCGTGGAAAAACACGGTAAGAAATTATTTGAATTGATTGAAAACGGTGCTGGTCCTAAACGTAAAGTATATTTCATATCAGGTGCTACTGAATCAACCGATCGTGAAGCTATTCGTAAGATCGTTGAAAAAGAAAAGAACGCTATTATTTGTGCGTCATTCGGCGTATTCAGTACTGGTATTAATATTAAGAACCTACACAATATTATATTTGCCTCGCCTAGTAAGAGTCCTATTCGTGTATTACAATCAATCGGTCGTGGATTACGTAAGGCCGACAATAATCAAGAGACCCAATTACTAGATATGTGCGACGACCTGCACTGGCGCAGACACAAGAACTACCTACTCGGGCACGCGGCTGAGCGTATTAAGCTGTACGAAAAAGAGAACTTTAAATATAAGATATATAATATTGATATAACATAAACCTATGGAGATACAGTAATGGATAAAGAAGAAGCTATCATACCACAATACGATGTTATTCAATGTGTATTATCAAATGGACAAGTTATCATTGGTCAAATGACTGATACAGACGAACACGGCGATCCTACCTTATCTTTAAAAAACATTTATTGTTTACTTAATTTAGGTAACCAAAAAGTTCCAGAGATTGGCGATGAAAATCTTAATATGTTTGAATTACCTATTGGTGATTTTATTACTCTTTACCATTATATACCCGGCATGGAAATAGGCAAAATATACGGAATAGATAAAAGACATATTATATCACAGTTCATAGCTTCTGAAGAAATGATTATAATATATTCCGAAGTTTTAGTACATGATCACATGGATATTCTTCAACGTAAATACGACCTAATAGAAGAAATGGAAGCTAAATTTGAAAAAGAACGGCAAGAAGAACTTAATTTCAGTAAGGCACAGGTCGCTATCAATTTGAAACCTCACGTCGAGGATGAAACAGATTCGGGTAACGATAACGTTATTAAGTTTAGTCCTAATCTACATTAGGCCCTATACTGTTCACCACGTCTTTAACTGAGCACTGCTGGTAGGGAATAAAGGTTATAACCTTATTATACACAAAAACCAGATATGAGTAAACAGAAAAAACAGAAAAATACCGAAATAATTCATTTTATTTTTCTGTATACATAAGTCACCTTTTGGTGTATAATTAATCTATCATCAACGCAATGTATGAGAAATAAAAAATGGAAACTACGAAAAAGATTAAGCCCAAAGATAGGCCGCATTATATTAATAATAGATTCTTTTCTGAATCGGTGGTCGAATACGTTAAAGAAGTCCGCGCCGCAGAAGAAGCAAAAGAAGACCTACCTATAGTCACTAATTATTTGGCTGAATGTTTTCTAAAAATAGCCACAGGCCTTTCACACAAATCTAATTTCGCGCGATATACCTATCGAGAAGAAATGGTTATGGACGGAGTAGAGAATAGTCTGAAAGCTATACTGAATTATAATATTGAATATGCCACAAGAACAGGTAAGCCAAATGCCTTTGCTTATTTTACCCAAATCATTTACTTTGCCTTCTTACGCCGCATAGCCAAAGAGAAGAAGCAACAAGATATTAAAATGCGATATATCTCTGAAGGTAGCATATACGATTTCGCCGACGTAACTAACGGAAGCGCTGAAAGTATTAGTGTTTCTAATCGATTCGTCGATGTTCTCAAAGATAGAATCAATATAGTAAAAACATCTGATCAACATTTTTCTGAATATGTGAAAGCTAATAAAAGAAAAAAACGAAATACAGTCCAAGCTGATTCCGACCTATCTAAAATTATGGAATAATATTATATTATGAAAATACCTATACTCACTGATACCCACGTAGGTGTCAGAAATGCTTCTGAAGTTTTTATTAATTATCAATCTTCGTTTTATCAAGACATATTCTTTCCTTATTGTAAAGCAAATAATGTCACACAAATGATACACGGCGGAGATTATTACGATCACCGTAAGTATATTAATTATAAAGCCCTTAATTCAAATCGTAAAACCTTTCTCGAACCTCTAAGACAAATGGGGATTAGCATGGATATTATTCCAGGCAATCATGACGTTTTCTATAAGAATACAAATGATCTTTGCGCACTCAAAGAATTATTAGGATTTTATACTGGTAACGTTAATATCCTTATGAATCCCTCTGTGCAAGATTATGGTGGACTAAAGATGGCTATGCTACCTTGGGTAAATAACGAAAATTATGCTGAGTCTATGCAATTTATTAAAAGTTGCAAAGCCTCATGGTTAATGGGTCATTTAGAATTAGATGGATTTGAAATGATGAAAGGTATTACTAATCAAGGTGGTATGTCATCTACTATATTCTCACGTTTTGAAAAAGTATTAACAGGTCATTTTCATACTAAATCAACACGAGGTAATATACATTATCTAGGCTCAAGTATGGAATTTACTTGGTCAGATGCCGATGATCCTAAATATTTCCATGTGATTGATACCGAAACTCGTGAGCTTGAAATGGTAAGGAATCCTATTACCTTATACACTAAAATATTTTATGATGATGAAGAAAACAATTATAAAGAATATGATTTTGACAAGCTTAAAAATCAATACGTTAAGATTATAGTCGTAAATAAAAATGATCCTTTCTTGTTTGATAAATTCGTAGACGCAGTAAATAGTGTAGATATACATGAACTTAAAATCGCCGAAGACTTCTCTGAATTTACTGGCGAAAACGTTCAAGATGGTAATATATCTTTTGAGGATACCACACAACTTCTGAATTCTTATGTGGATGAAATTGATACTAGCCTAGATAAACCTAAGCTCAAGTCAATGATACATAACATATATATAGAATCACTGAACAAGGAAATTGTATAATGATAATATTTGAGGACATTGCGTGGTCCAACTTTTTGTCTACTGGTAATAATCCAACTAAAATTATTTTAAATCGTTCTTCAAGTACTTTAATCGTCGGGCAGAATGGTGCTGGTAAATCTACTCTACTTGACGCATTATCATTTGGTTTATTTGGTAAGGCTCATCGTAATATTAATAAGAATCAATTAATTAATTCTGTTAATAATAAAAATACATTAGTCGAAATTAATTTTAAAGCTGACAAAACTCATTATAAAATAATACGTGGTATACGACCAAACATATTTGAAGTTTGGCAAAATGGTATTATGATTAATCAGGATTCTACATCACGCGATTATCAAAAGTTATTAGAACAGAATATTCTAAAATTCAATCATAAATCTTTCCATCAAATTATTGTTCTTGGTTCAAGTTCGTTTATACCTTTCATGCAATTACCTTCGCACCAAAGACGCGAAATAATCGAAGACCTACTTGATATTACAATCTTCTCTACTATGCGCGAAGGCATTAAAGAATCTCTCGGTAAATTAAGAGAAGAATTAAAAGATAATGATTACCAATATCAACTCATCAAAGAAAAGATTAAATTGAAAAACAATTATATTTCTGAGGTTGCGGTAATCAATGATGATATTATTAAGAATAAGCGTACTGAACAGGACACTATTACCGATAGTATAGTTAAAATACAAAAACAAAATAATACCTTAAAACAATTGCTTGACGCGAATAAAGATAGACTCGAAAGTGAGCTGAAAGAATTAAATAATCAAAAAAATATTATCATGAAGCAAAGTGCGAGTATCAATGCAGAAATAAATCAGGTAGTAAAAGAAGCTAAATTTTATGAGAACAATGATAATTGTCCTACGTGCCACCAAGATTTAGATTCAGAATTAAAAGAAACGCATATCACTAAAGCTCAGACAAAAGCTAAATCTCTGAGTACTAATATGACTGAGGTAACTACTCAAGAAAAGTCAAACTCTTCTAATGCTCTTAAGATTAGTACTGAATTGGATAAGTTATATGAAAATCAAAACAAAATTAATTCTAATAATAGTGTAGTTAATAATCATGATAATCAAATACAAATTCTTGAAAAACAAATAAATGATTTATTAAACAAAGATCCCGACGTTTCTAAATCTAAGATTGAATTAGACGAGCTCGAAGGTTATCGTACTGAAATAGAAAAATTACGTTATACCATGCTTGAAAATAAATTGTATAATGAAGCCATATACGAATTGTTAAAAGACACAGGAATCAAGACTAAAATTATTAAGCAATATCTTCCTGTGATTAATAAATTAATTAATAACTATTTGCAGGTAATGGATTTCTTTGTATCATTTAATCTTGATGAAACATTCTCTGAAAATATTAAATCAAGGCATAGAGATATATTCAATTACGATTCATTCTCTGAAGGCGAAAAGGCCAGGATTGATTTGAGTTTATTATTTACGTGGCGCCAAATAGCTAAGATGAAAAATTCTATTTCTTGTAATCTATTAATACTCGATGAAACATTTGATTCGAGTCTTGATTATGACGGGACAGATAATCTGACTAAAATCCTGGATACCCTCGATGCCGACACTAATACCTTTATTATAAGTCATAAGGCTGACGTACTTGAAGGTAAATTCCGAAACAAAATTGAGTTTGTTAAGGAAAAAAACTTTAGTAAAATTGCGTAAATCTATTTACTTTACATACTATATGGTATATAATTAATCTATCATAAAATAAATAAGGAACTATATTATGGAACTAAGCTCTGAAACCCTTACGGTTTTAAAAAACTATGCGACTATCAATCCTAACTTTGTGTTTAAACATGGTGATTCTATATCCACTATGTCTGAAGCAAAAAATATTTTATCAATGCACAAGCTCTCTGAGCCTTTTGACAAAGAAATAGGTATATATGATTTACCTGAATTCTTGTCAGCCGTTGATCTTGTTGATTCGCCACGATTTAAATTTGAAGATGATTACGTTACTATCGGCGATAGCACCGGTCTTTCGAGCATTAAGTATTATTATTCAAGTGCTGAAATGCTAACTCATCCAAATGAAAAACTATTGGAAAACGCCCAGAACATGGGTGATCCCGTAGTTACATTTCAACTAGATCACGAAACACTTTCTAAGTTGAAAAAAGCGGCATCTGCCTTTGGTCATTCTGATCTGGTAGTAACTAGATCTGAAGCGGGTATTAAGCTTACCGTTTCGGATATTGAAAATAGTACAGCAAATAATTATTCGATCGATGTTCCTGGTGATGTCACTACCGAAGAACCTATTCTTGTACTTAATATTAATAATCTAAAAATCATTCCAGGTGACTACACAGTTTCTATCTTAGATAAAATGTTTGCTCATATCAGTAATGATAATATACAATATTGGATCGCGTGTGAAAAAAGCAAATCAAAAATCTAAATCTAAATCTCAAAAGAAAGTTAAAAATATGTCAGAAGATACTGAAAAAGACGAAATCATTTACAACCTAAGTAACAGAGTTGCTCGTAGCACTATCGCTGTTATTGATACTGTGTCAAGTCGTGGTGGTTTTAAAGGCGAAGAGTTAAGTACTATTGGCCAACTTCGTGATCAATGTACCCAAATGGTTGGTATATGTGAATCTCGTGCTCAAGAAGAAACTGAATAAACTACAATAAATTATATTATGAAAGCTTAATACATGAGTGATAATTTCCTCTTTGTCGAGAAATATCGACCAAAGACTATATCTGAATGCATACTACCTAAAGGAATTAAAAAGACATTTCTTTCCATTCTAGATAGTTCTGAAATCCCAAACATGATGTTCACAGGATCTCAGGGCGTAGGTAAAACGACGGTTGCCAAGGCATTATGTAATGAACTTGGTTTAGATTATATCCTCATTAACGGATCAGAACAAGGTAACATTGATACTCTTCGTGGTAAGATTAAACAATTTGCTTCTTCTGTTTCGTTGATGGGTGGATATAAAGTAATCATACTTGATGAAGCAGATTACCTCAATCCACAATCTACTCAACCAGCACTTCGTGCGTTTATCGAAGAGTTCAGTAATAATTGCAGGTTCATCTTTACTTGTAACTTTAAAAATCGTATTATTAAGCCATTACATTCAAGATGTTCTGTGTACGATTTCTCTATACCTAACAAAGAAAAGCCTGTTCTTGCCGGTGAGTTCTTTGCTCGCCTACAAAAAATCGTTAAAGATGAAAATCTTGATATACCAACTCCTGGTTTAGTTTTATTAATCGAAAAATACTTTCCTGATTGGCGTCGCGTTCTTAATGAAATGCAACGTTATGGTATCACAGGTGATACTGCTTCAGAAATATCTAACGTAAATAATGATAATTTTCATGAGTTGATGTTGATCTTAAAAGACAAAAACTTTCGTAAAATGC